TGTTGTTCTGCGCCCCGTTGGTGCCGTTGCCGTGCAGCATCAGGGTCACATAGCGCCAGTAAGGATCAACCGCAGGCCACAGGTTCTGACTCAGCAGAGATTGATACTGGCTCATGCTGTAGACGCCGTTGCCCTGATTGCCCAGTGCCGGGTTGGGCAGCGTGGTCAGAGGGAAAGGGTTCTGCGTGCTGACAGCCGTGTTGCCGTTGACCGTGATGGTGAAGTTGTTGGTCGAGCCGTCCCTGAAGGTGCTGTAGGCACAGGTCAGCAGGCTTGTGTTGGTGATGGCTTGGAGTTGGCCAGACGGGGGATTGAAAGCGGCTGTAACAGACGAATTTTTGATAATGCGAAGGTTGCTTATGTAACCGTTAAATTCGCCACTGCCACTAACTTGCCTGCCAATTGTGGATGGTTGGCTTGAGCCAAAATCTGATGATATGCCTGTAAAGGTTCCGACAATAGAACCATTGACAAACAATCTTAGAGTAGTGCCGGAGCGACTAGCCAAAACATGAGTCCATGAATTTAACCCCACAACGCCGGAACCTGAAGTCCTGTCAGTGTTGTTTGGGCCATCATAGAAATTTAATGCGCCGCTTGAGAAAATAGAAAAAACATACGCCGTTGCGGTATTCCCGGTTCTTGCGTCGTTTATGGTTTGAGTAGCCGCCAATGAAGTGCAGTAAACCCAAGCCTCAATAATAAAGTCTCCAGTTCCAAACCCAAGCGCAGCGTTGCTCGGGGTGGTCAAGAAATCCCCCGACCCATCAAACACCCCCGAGAACCCGCCCGGAGGGTTGTAGATCAAGCCGCCAATGTATCGTTGACTCATGTTCTGTCCTACTGTTGGGGCATCCGCGCTACGGGCGGGGTGAAGTTGCCGATGTACCGGGCCGCGCCTTTGGTGATTCTCAGGTCGTCGAGATAACCTGTCATGTAACTTGAATCAAGATTATTGTAAATTCTTCCAACAACAAGAACGGTTTGAGACAAGTTTGCGCTAGATGTGCCGCTTGTAACAGAGGTGCCGTTTAGGTATAAATTAACCGCTGTGCCGCTTCTCACAACAGCAACATGAATCCATGTATTTGTTGGTATTGCACTAGCACTTGAAATTGTCATGCTTGCAGCCGCGCCATTCCCAATTTCAAACCTTAAAAGCCCTGTGTTTGTATTGCCAAGCCACCAACCTGTTGTTCCTGCGGTATTTGCATAAGTTCCACAAAAACCGCTAAAACTGGCTGTGCTTGTCACATACGCCCACATTTCTATGGTGAAGTCACCTGTGCCAAAAGCATTGTTCACGCTACTTGGTGGAAGCAAAAAATCCCCCGTACCATCAAACGCCATACTCCCCGTGCCGTACTTCACCACACTGGTAGACACCTGAGCATTGCCCACTGTCTCTAGATCGTTCATCATGGCCGAGTCAAAGATACCGGCGTTGGTGAAGTTCAGCAGGAGTTGGGTGTTGGTAATAGCGGTAATGGGTGCGGTGGGTGGGGTGAAACCTGCCGTATAAACGGCAGAACCATTAACCACCCGAGCGTTGGAAATCATTCCAACAAATTGCAAGGCTGCTACCGCAGAAGAACCGCCGCAGACCAAGCCGCCATACGGCGATGATCCCTGCGTGATGCTAACTGTGGATGTTGTGGTAGCCGCCGATACTCCGTTCACATACAAAGTAAACGTGTTCCCATTTCGCACAGCGGCTAGGTGCGTCCATGCGTTCATGGGCGCTGAACTTCCAGATATTTGAACTGCGTAACTTCCGCTTGATGCCGACGCAAAAAACGTCGGAACATTTGACGGGGACAACGCCAAAGATACCCCCCAAGCGGCTGTTCCGCTGCTCTGCTCTTGAGCAAGAACAACTCCATAAGCGTTGGGTGTTGCCGCTGTTGGATATACCCACGCTTCTAGCGTGAAAGAGCCAGTACCAAAGTCAAACGCAGAGTTGTTCCCGGCGCGTAAGTTATCCCCACTGCCATCAAAATACCCCGATCCACCCAGTACGCTCCCACTCCATGTGGTTGCGCCGGGGAAGGGTTGGAAGGCTTGGACTGAGGGAGTGCCGTTGACCGTAACAGCAAAGGCGTTGGTCGAGTTGTCAATGAGCCTGTTGGACTGGCAGGTGAGGAGAGAAGTGTTCGTGATTGCGGTGAGGGGCGCCGCGCTTGGGATGAAAGTGGTTCCACTTGGATAAACACAAGTTCCTTTAACAAGCCGTAAATTACTGATGTAACCATCCCAGTCAAGACCTGCATATTGGCCGTGCCTGCCAATTCCAACATTAGAGGATGAGTCATTGACGGTAACCCCCGTTACTCCCTGAGTTCCCGTTTGAACCCCATTCACATAAATACGCATGGTGTTGCCATCTCGCACCCCGGCAAGATGCACCCATTGATTCTTTGGAAGCGTGGACGAAGAAGTCGCAATATATAATGTTGTACCGGATGCGATGATGACTCTTGGATAGTCTGTTGAACTCATGTCCAACTGAAAACTAAGACTTAAGGTAGTACCGCCTGAGTCAATCTGTCCTGTTACAACTTTTTGCGTTGCAGACGCTCCAGTAAACACCCACGCCTCAATCGTCCAATCACCTGATCCAAGCGTAAACGCTGCGTTATCCGCAATGCTTAAAAAATCGCCGTTCCCGTCAAAGTAGTTACTCCAATACCCGTTAGCCTCATAGGGCGTGAACGAGCCTTGGGTGGTGTTCCCATTCCGGGTGATGGTGAAGTTATTGGTGGACGAGTCTAAGAAGGTATTGTTCTGAGCGCCGTTCGTCCCGTTGCCTTGGAGCAGCAGCGTGGTGTTGGGCCAAAACTGATCCCGCATCCACACATTCTGTGCTGCGTAGGGCTGCGTCTGTGCCTGCGTCCACACACCCGACGGGTAGGCCGCATTAACGGGGGAACTAGCAATCAGTCCACCGGGGTAGCGCATTGACATGGGTTACCCCTTATGTGATGGCCTCAAAGGTGGCGGTGTAGGTTAACGCTGACGCCGTGCCGGAGGTCACACCAACCGACTGGTTCTCAGTGACGTAGAACGATGTGGTCTTGTCAGTCACGATCAGCGTGGTGTTGGCCGGGACGCTGATCTGATAGGCCATGTACGCAAGCACCGTGGCAGAGCCGAAGGTCGCATTGTTGCCAATCGCTACCGTGGCCGTTGCCGCGCTTGAGGTGGTGTTGGAAACCACGATGGAAGTCACCCGGTTCACCGTGTTCACCGCAGGCGTCAAGCCCGTCAGAGAAGTGGTGCCGTTGTGCGTCCAAGACGTAGTGGCAGAAGTCGTCGAGGGGATCACATAGGCTGTGTTCCCGTAGATCGAGGTGACGTTAATGATGTTGGGATTTGCCATGATGTTTCCTCAGAATCCGAAGATAAGACTCATTGCGATTGCCTTGCCCGTTGTTGCATACGTCGGCGTTACCCAAGACGGCGCAGAAGTGCCGTTGGATTGCAGAAGCTGTCCCGACGTTCCTGCTGATACAAATGCGGTTGTGTTTGCGCCGGACTGATACACGATCTGTCCTGCACCACCTCCGGTCAAACTAGAGATTGAACCAAGCAGCGTGTCGCCCGGTTGAAGCTCTTGAATCGTTGTGCCGTTTAGGACAAGTGAATAACGAGTTGCCATTTTTTATCCTCAGTAGACCGGCACGTTGACCGTTGTTCCGGCATAAGTGAACACCGACAAGAAACCACCGCTGATCGCCACGTTGACCGTTGTGCCGCCATTGGTCAACACGGGAAGATACGTCGCCGCAATAGGGCCGGTGGCCCCAGTAGGACCAGTTGGGCCGGGAACAGTTGACGCCGCGCCCGTAGAGCCTGTCGGGCCGGTGGGGCCGGTATTGCCCGGAACACCCTGAATGCCCTGCACCCCTTGAGGGCCGGTCGGTCCTGCGTCGCCCTGAATGCCCTGTGCGCCCGTAGGCCCAGTGGGTCCGACAGCGCCCGTGGTTCCGGTGGGGCCGGTTGGCCCTGCAATACCTTGAGTGCCCTGTGCGCCGGTGGGTCCGGTAGGGCCGGTGTCACCTTGGATGCCCTGATTGCCCTGCGGTCCTTGCGGTCCCGTTGGGCCGGTGTCGCCTTGAATTCCTTGTGCTCCGGTAGGCCCAGTCGGGCCGACAGCACCCTGCGCCCCGGTAGGCCCAGTGTTGCCCTGTGGACCCGGATCGCCTTGGATGCCTTGAATGCCTTGGGGGCCGGTTGGGCCGTGATCGCCCTGAATCCCTTGTGCGCCAGTCGGGCCGGTAGGTCCAGTTGGGCCGGGAACGGTAGAAGCATCACCCGTAGGTCCGGTCGGGCCGGTGTTCCCTTGCGCCCCCGTTGGGCCGGTTGCGCCCGTATCGCCGGGAGTGCCTTGGATACCTTGCGGTCCCTGTGGACCCGTAGGACCAACAAAGCCCTGTGGACCCGTAGGACCGGCAGCGCCAGTCGGGCCGTTCTGCGTGTAGGTGACTTGGGTGGCCGTGAAGATAACGCCCGGAATCTGCGGGGAAACCGGAGTTGTTCCCGGCGGGACAGTCTGAATTGATGTGGTCGTATTTGTCGTTGACCAAATCATTTCGATGTAGTCTGCCGTTGCCAACTTCAGCACGAAGTTGACAGTCATCAGACCATACCCGTCCACGTTGCCGTGACGCTGCTGAATACTCAGACGAGTATCAGAGTCGGGAACATCGCCCGAGCTACCCGCATTGTTTTTCCGCAGCCACACGTTGACATCGTGAATCTGCGTGTCGGTGTTGACGAACTGAATTGAGAACGTCAGGCTATAAGTTCCCGCCTGCGAGAACGTGACGCGGCTGTTTGAGACAACGCTAATCCCGTTTGAGTCAGGATCGGTGTTGTTGAGCGTGACTGAATAAGCTGTATTTGCAGCGGTAGCGACTTGATCCTGCGTAGACCAAAACGATCCCCAATACGCAACCGTACCACCCGCGCCGGGGTTGCCCTGCGGGCCGGTAGGTCCGGTCGAGCCTTGAGGGCCGGTAGGTCCAACAAAGCCTTGATCGCCCTGCACGCCTTGGGGGCCGGTGGGTCCGTGGTCGCCTTGGATACCTTGCGGGCCTGTTGGACCAGTGGGTCCGGGCACGGTTGAAGCATCGCCTGTAGGACCAGTCGGGCCTACGTTGCCTTGAGAACCTGTAGGCCCAATCGGGCCGGTGGGTCCGGGCACGCCTTGGTCACCCTGAATACCTTGTACCCCCTGCGGTCCCGTAGGTCCAGTGTCCCCTTGAGCGCCAGTTGGGCCGGTTGCGCCTACGTTTCCCTGCGCTCCGGTCGGGCCTGTAGCGCCCTGCGGTCCTGTTGGGCCGTGGTCACCTTGAATGCCTTGGTTTCCTTGCGGCCCAGTCGGTCCAAGATTGCCTTGAGCGCCCTGCGTACCCGTCGGCCCAGTAGGTCCAATATCTCCGGTTGGGCCAATCGCGCCGGTCGGGCCTGCCACACCTTGTGATCCGGTCGGGCCTTGCGGTCCGGTAGGCCCATGATCGCCTTGAATGCCTTGGACGCCCTGAACACCCTGCGGGCCGGTCGGGCCGATTGTTCCTTGCCCGCCTTGATTGCCGGTCGGACCCGTAGGCCCAATGCTTCCCGTGGGGCCGGTCGCGCCTTGAATACCCTGCGCTCCAGTCGGGCCGGTTGCGCCAACACTTCCGGTCGGGCCGGTCAAGCCTATGCTGCCCGTAGCGCCCGTGGGACCAGTAGGCCCACCCGCAGGACCGGGGGCACCTGTAGCACCCGTGGGTCCGGCAGTACCTGAAGGCCCAGTGGGTCCGGTAGTACCCGAAGGCCCGGTCGGTCCCGTAGCTCCGGAAACGCTGCGGTCAAGCCTGACGCTTACATCAGGCGTGGGGATGACCTGAAGATTGACGTTGTTACCGTCTTGGACGACAACCTTGATGTTGCTCATACCACCACCACCCCGTCGGAGCGAACAAGGAACAGCAGGAAGATGATTGCATCATCCTGCGGCGTGCTGCCACTAGCGGGGAAGGAAACCTTGATGCGACCTGAAAAACCCACGCAATCCTGAGCGTTGATTTCTAGCTGAGGATCGCTGTTGATCAGCGACCAAGTGGAATCGTCAATGACAAGCGTGAACGTGCCTGCCGCGTCATTGCGGTTGCTTATCGTGAGGTTGACGGGCGTGGGGGTCGGCGTGTAATCCGCAATGTCGAATGTCAGACCGTTGCGGGTGTCTACGATGTTGCTGACTTGTCGCCGGACGATCTGAGCGTCAAGCGTTGCGCCGGTCAAAGGAATCGGCAGGCCGGTAGCGCAATTGGTGAACGAAAGATTCCAATAGGTCTTTTGGTTCCAAACCAGTTCACCGGCAAGAATTGGATTGTCGAACCCGCTAACTTGGGCAAGCGTATTTTTGTTAAAAATAGCTATGGCTTTACCCTACGCTTTCTGCACAAATGCATAGCCCGATTGAGGCTGTAAAAATTTTCCATTTGCCCATCGACCCTTGCACCGACGATCAATCGTCGCTTTGTTGCATTGATGAGCTTTGGCTGCGTCTTCAGATCGCGCAAAGCGACCAAGGGGGGTGATGTACCAACCTATAAAGTTTGGCGCATCTTCGCCAATCTTGCCAAAGTTGGGGTTGGCTTTGCCATGCATCGCATTGTTGCGATAGCCGCCGGGAGACTTGTTCCAACCAATGCGGCGAACAGGGCGCAACTTCTTTTCTAGATCAAAGCAATAGTCATCGGAGGCGACGACCAATGGTGTTGCAATGACTGAATCCCAAACAGACTTAAAGCGATGTTTGTGCGACCGCAGTCGCTTTTGCAAGTCTTGGGCGACCCCGACATAGCCTTGTGTGAACACATCATTGTGTTCAGCTAGTCGAAGCCAATACAAAGTGGACATCCTGTTTCCCCTAACCGGGTAGTGACGCTCCCCACACTCTTGCGGGGCTACGGATGGTGTCTTATCTTGCTAAATTCTATTTAAGTTTTGCCTCCAAGTCAGCAACTTTTTGCGATAGCTCTTGCACCGCTTTGATCAGCGGAGCGATGAATTCTGTATATCGCAAACCCTGAGTGCTTTGGTCGTCGTCTTTGTTGTTCAGCACCCACCCGGCAAAGTCGTCCACACCCAAAGAGTCAAGGGTAGCTTTGACCTGTTGGGCTTTAAGACCGTGAAAAGTGCGAACACCGGGCCTCGGGTTGCCTTCTGCGTCTACACCGCCAATCTTCCACTTGTAAGAAACAGGCTCAAGAGCGTTGATAAACGACAAACCAAGGGATGACCCTAGGATCGTTTTGTCTCGCTCATCAGAGGTGTTGATGGTGCCCGTGGCCGCATAAACCACCGACCACCTAGCGCCCACGCCGCCACAAGTGGTTGTGTTGTCTGTGGTTGGGCTGAATCGGCCTGAGAGCGCAACCGTGACGCTTGACCCGCCTGCGGCTTGGACTGCGCCGTTGGTGCCGTTGAGGACGATATACCCGCCGTTAGTGGTGACGGTGCTGCCATTGACGGTTAGGTCGCCCGTAATGACTGCTTTGCCAACTGCCTTCAGCGCGAGAGAGGTGCTTTCTCCCGATTCCTCAAACTGCCCGCCAACCGTGTTTTGCCCATACGCGATTCCGCGCACGCCGATAGCTGCGCGTGTAGTGCCGGGGGCAAAGCCGATACCTTCAACACCGTACCAAAACCCTTGCGACGAAATCGCGGGGGTAGTAGTCGAGTCAGACGAAACTCCAATTGCGTATCCGGCCCCCGTCCCTTCAACAGTCAGACTGTTCGCGCCCGAAGTTGTGGAAGGCTTGATGATGACCGTGGCGGTTGATGAGCCTGAAGTTGTAGACCCGTTAAACAATGCCGACTTGCCGACAAAGTTGCCCGTAATGTTTAGTGTTGATCCATCCCACAACAGAGATTGCGTGGTCGAACCGATGCTGAATTTGTACGCACCACCGCTATAGCCAAGGAAGAAACCCGTTCCGGTGTTGTAGTCGGTCTGACCGCCCTGAATCTTTCCAAGCGTGTTGATGGTCAAAGTGTTTTGAACCGTCAGCGCACCCGTGTTGACCGTAATGGCCGACAGCGTGCCGACCTTTAGGCTTGAGATGTAAGGCGTCGTCCACACCGTGTTTCCGGTGTTGGGGTCATAGATGCCGTCGCTTTGATACAGCGAGTCAGTGCTAGACGGATTGGGATCAGACGCGCCCCAAGTAGCTGCAAAGCCCCAAGTGGATAGAGACTGTGCGCTTGATGGGAATGATGCTGAACCCGATGTGGTGATGTTGCCCGACACCGGAGCCGGGTTGTTGGGCACCCGCGCAAAACAGATGCGGGAGGACGCGCCATTTGTGCCTGACCCTGTTGGTCCTGTAGTGCCAGTTGGACCAGTCACCCCTGCGTAGCCTGCCGACAGAATGCTTGCCGTCGCCCAATTGATCGTGCTTGTCGCGTCGGCATCGGTGGCAATCAAATTGACGGTCGCCGCCCAAAGCGTAAAGCCTGCGCTTGGCGATACCGTGATGGTGGTTGACCATCCGGCGGGCACAGGGCTAATGTTGCCTGTTGCCCACGTGTAGGTTGAGGTGCCTGTTGGGCCTGCGGGAATGGTGATCGCCCATTGATAGACAACGGCACGCCCAGTTTTGTTTCCTGTGCCGCCAGTTGCGCCCGAACTTCCCGTGGGGCCGGTGGGTCCGACCGCAGAAGTTGGCGACCAAACAAAAGCAGCAGACGTTGTAGAAAGCTGCGAGATGGAAACTTCGTTTTCTACCGAGAAGGCAAAGTAGTAAGTTGCCGGAGCAAGATTGACGTTAGGGAACTTAAGTGACAAGCCCGGTGCAAATGCCGCCGCATTGGATGCTGATTCTGTATTCCAAACCTTCCAATCGCTAGGCGCCGGAGAAGCTGACGTTGTGTAGTACAGCGTGACCCTTGTGACTCGAACGGTTGAAGGAAGTTGACAGACAACACTAAAAGTCGGCGGCTGCACGCTAGGTGCTTGGTCTGTAAATGTCGGAGCAGATAGCGTTGGGAAGTAATAGCCCGACTGAAGATCGCTGTTGGGCGCAGGCGTAAATGCCGTAATCGGCATATCGTCATAGACCTGAGCGTTGTACTCGCTTAGTTCAAAACGCGCACCAAGGTTGCCGTCCGGCAGACTTGCTTCGTTGACCTTGATGACGCGGAACAGCTTGTTCGTCCAACCATAGGCCGCATTGGTTACGCTAACCACGTCGCCTGCGTTGACTTGAATGCCGGTGTATGCCGTGTTGAACGAAACAACCAAATCTTCGCGGGCCTGCTCCAACATGCGATTGCCAAGGTACTGCGCCTGAACAGAGTCATTGACCATGCTCAAGGTCGCGGTGTACTTGTTTACCGGCTCATTTGGATAAAGCAATGGCGAAGGAATTGGCTTCCACAAAGACAAATACACAAACCCCGGCTTGTCTTTGTTTTCTTTCCAAGGGAACGACAACTCAACTTCGTTGATACTTGATGTGATGTCGGTGGCCGACACTCGAATGTCGCCAATGATGTTGGAATCATCAAACGCAAAGCCCGTGGACTCTGCCTTGTTGATGATGGGTGCCCACTGCCCCGACTCGGCTTGATAGCCAATCCATGAGTCGCAAGCAATCAAAATGTTTTCGATGTTGTTGAGTACGGTTTCACCCGTATCAAGTACACCATTAATCCGATACCGCGCTTGAGTCGCTGACCCGCCGCCCGATGGCGTGTAGGTGATGGTTTGGTCTGAGTAGGTATCAAGGTCGTCGCAAGCCGTGGTGTTGACGTTTGCCAAAGGCACCGCACCACCATAGACCGTGTTGGTCAGATAGTCTTTGAGGACAGAGCCGGGCTTTGCAACGCCGGTGCCATTCAATGCGTGCTTGACCCTAAAGGTCAGAGGCTGCAAGCCGGTCGATCCCGCATCGGTCGAATACTTTAGGTAGACGATTGCGAATGCAAGCCCGTTCATTTGCCGACCAGAGGAAGGCCAACGAAGCGAAGCGGGGATGTCTGCGCCTCCCATTGCAACATTCGGCGCGGTGCCTAAAACCGGCGTAATTGCACCGCCT